AATTGTAAAAGTTGTAGAAGTTGGAACCGATGTAACCATAAATCTTATGTCATCAAAAGTAGCTGCCGACACACTAGATCCTGCAGGGATGGTAACACTATCAAATAAAACTATATCATTATCAGAAAGCCCATGGTTTGCTTGACAGGTAACAGTAATTGTTGCTCCACTACTTGTAAAAGTACATCCATTTAAAGTTATTCTAATAGGGTGAATGTCGTAAAAAGTATCTCCTGAAAAAGCATATAAAATTCTATTAGTTCCTATGGCTGCGTATTTAATACCAGCATTGTCATCCCAATGATGGAGTGCTCTTGCTGCACCGGTAAGTTTATTGTCCCCTAATTGAGAACTACCACCTATTTTTTCTGGACTACCATATCTAAAACGTACGTTGTCACCCTCAAACCATTGACCTTCGGCCCCTGTTTCGGTAACTTGTTTATTAAATCCTGGGACAATTCCTAATTTTTGTAGCATATAAAAACCTGTTTATTAGGTAATACAGCAGATTGTTGATAAATTCAACTGGTTTAACTAAAGACTAGAGAGTAGGAAACTCACCAAGAGGTCTAGCGTTAACAGGATTTTCGTCTGTTCCAGTATTTATATAAATAAACAAAGCTTCTAGTGCTTCAATAGTTGCTGCGCCGTCGATTGCAGTTTCCATTTCATTAGATTTAGTTCTAATTGCTGCTCTGTAAGTTGATACATTTGCTGGAATTGCAGTTTCTGATTCAGCGTGTCTTACTACATACCAGTCTGTAGATTGTAAATGATTTGCTGCTTGAGCTTTGATTTGATTTTTCTCATTAGATTTTACACCAGAGATAACTACAACTGGATCTAATTCAACACCTTCTTCATCTGTTGCATTAACATCGTCTAGTGTTTTACCTGTTGCTGCTGAGTGACTTGCAGTCACTGTATCGTTAGCAAAGTCAAAACTTTCTGCACCATTGATATAAAATCTTGAATCTTTTAAATTTGAGTGGTTATATACTACTTCATGTATTCCATTAGCCGCAAGCTGTTCTGCACTCCAAGACGGAGCTGCGTTATTAAACGAAGCTAAGCTTGAGTTAACTTTTACTATCTGGTTGTTTTCTATTTTTGCGTACATATTAATCTCCTTATAAGTTAAAATTATGTAGTTGTCTATATGTTAAATCCATTGATTACCTAGCTGTTGCAACGTTAAAATTACTGGCAACAAACGGTTCTTCGGCGAAAGCCATGTAGATGTATGAATCTCCACTACCATTTGCTCCAGCATTAGTTGTTTTATTTTTAAAACCATTACTTAAAATATCAATAGTAGCACCAGCATCTGTTCCACCAGTTGTATTTGGGTGTAATTTATTAACAGCTACATTACTAGGATCTCTTGCAGAATCCATTATTGTCCAATTTTCTGAACCATTTGTTCTTTTAACTAAAATGAAAGCTGGTTTAAATCCTGTATAAACAAATGTTCCATCAGCATTTCCATTCCCTGTGTATTTTCCTATTTTGCTGTAGCCTTGTTTGTCTGCAAAGCAGTAGGCTACAATAGTATTATTTGTATTTTGACCAGCTGAACCTGTGGTAAATACACTTGTTGTTGGATTAGTGTTGTTAAAAAATGACCCACCTCCCTCTGTCGATGAAGTAGAATTTAAAATTAATCTACTTTCTTCACCAACACTAGACGTATAAACTGTCCAATCATAAGTACCAGTTGTTGTTTTTAAAATTATTAAAGAGGGTTTTACACCTAACCCATGTGCAATCGTAGCTACATTTGAAGTTGAATTTGTCCATTTAATAATACTAAATCCTGCTGTTGTATTTACACTTCCAGTTGAAGCTAAAGATGCACCATTTGCACCTGCACTATTTGAAAATGATGTTCCAGCTTTCCAGTTCCATGATGCAAAAGTTGCATTATTTTCATTTACATCACCATCTCCTGCAAGACTAAATCCATCACTATTAAAAGAAGTTAAATAATTAGAACTTGTTGCTTCTGCTGCAGTTGTATTTGATTGTATAAATTTTGTAACACCCCTAACTGAATCTATTAAAGCATGATTAGAATTTCCACCATTTCTTCTTTTAAACCAACAAAAATCTGGTTGAAACCCAACTCCTGTAATTGATTGTGTTGAACCATTACCTGTGTAGAGCTTGGTGTTCATTAAAGTACTGGGTTTTAAAATTGCTGAGTAAGCCATAGTTCTATCCTAATAAATTTAAATTGTTTGTGCAAATACTTAAATAACCTGTAGGTACTGCGTACTCAAAGTTTCCAAATCCACTACTATCAGTATTTCCTGATGAGATTGCAAATGATGGGTTACCAAAATTAACTGAAATTGTGTCTTGTCCAGCAATAGCTCCAACAGCAACCATATAATGTCCATCTCTTGTTGAAGCCGGAGCAGTTACACTAACTCCAGAAGCACCTAATATTGAACCGTTTTTATAGAAATATATTTTGTTTGCATCTAAATCTAAAGCAACACCTATAATATCATTTGTTGTATAAGTAGCATAAGATGCAAGAACAACACTTCCACCACTTCCATTTGTTGTTTCTACTTTACCTGTTTTTAACAAACCAAGACCATGCAATTGTAAAACTGCAGCAGATGCTGAATTACCAAAACTTGGTATAGGTTGAATACCTACAAATGGTGCAGATGATGAAAGAAATTTTGTTTCCCAATACCATTTGCCTTGTGTTAAATAAATTGTTGATGAACTACTTGCTTCTCTCCCTGATCCTGTAACAATTTGTGTATTACCTTTTGAAAAAGTTGCATTAGCATAAAAATTATCTAAAGGATTTAATGTTGCAAAATTGTTCGAAGGTGAGTCAGTTGTCTGGTCAATTGATGTAATGCTATTGGCTGTAAAATTATTTCCTTCTCCTGAAGTATCTGTTCCTAAAGCTCCAGCGTTTGCAAAAGCTAATTTCAATCCGTTGTTACCATAACTTGAAATTGTATCTGCAGGAACAGGTGTCCAAATTCCTGAGTCAGAATTTGTAGAACCAAAATAAGATGGAGTTAAAGCTTGAGCATCTGTACATTCGATATTTGCCATGTAGCCATTAACATACAAACCTACGTCACCACTATTTCTTCTTCCAATAAACGTAACATTTCCATTACGGTTTAATTGATGTGATGAATTTTGATTAGGATATGCAGCTGAAGCAAAAGAAGTTTCTTGTACCCCATTAATGTATAATTTAACTCTATTACTTGCTGTACCTTGTGTTGTATCAATAACCAACATTATGTGATACCAAGCGCTCGGGTCACGAAGAAGTCTATTTGTATTTATTTGATACGTAGAGCCACTTGCTGTTGCTGCTTGATTTATAGTTAAGGCACCGGTCGATTGATAATAAAACTGTGTGTAATTACTACTATTGTACCATCCTTCAATTAACATTCCATCAGAACTTATTTCAGATTTTTTAATCCATCCGCTATAAGTAACTTTTTTTTCACTATTAGTTACTTCAGTTCCATTCATTGTTCTATTAAAATAATCTGCACTACCGTCAAGCCGAACTGAATTAGGGACCGTGTTTGTAAAAGGACTAGGCTCTGGCCATTTGCTTTCTCTAATTAACTTTGTAACTTCACCAAGTTTAAAGACACCACTAGCTACTCCATTAAATCCACCTGTAGTAACATTATCTGGTCCAATTATTCCACCGTTTTGTTTTGACATAATTCTTTATACCTTATTTTTTATAATTTATCTAGCCGTAACCGGGATTCCCGCAGCCGATACAAACGGGTTCTCGGCAAAAGCCATGTAAATGTATGTTACACCATTTGAGTTTAAATTACCATTTGTAGTTCTTACTTTAAAACCATTAGACAAATAATCCAAATCTGGATCGGTTGATTCAGCAGAAGTAGTATTAGCTTCAAATACTTTTTTTACTGGATCAAAAAGATCTCTAATTCCATCTAATAAAAACCATTCTCCAGTACCACTTGATGCTTTTTTAAAAAGAGTAAAAGCTGGTTTGAATCCTGTGTAAGCAAATGTACCATTAGTATTTCCATTACCTAGGTAAGATCCCATTTTAGAAAAACCTTGAACATCTGGAAAACAGTAGGCTATATAAGTTCCACTTGAAGCATTTACAGAATTATTTGTGCCAACTGTAAATACTGATGATGTTGGAGAAGTGTCATTCCATCTATCACTTTGTGTACCCGCTGCTCCAGTATCAAAATTTATTTTTTTAGTAGGACCTAAACTTACATGATAAATTGTCCAAGAATCTGCACCATTTAATTTTTTAACAATAATCATTTTAGGAACTGTACTTAATCCATGACCAACTGTAGCATTACTTCCAGTACCTGTATAAGACACGATACTAAATGTTGTAGCCGGTGAAATAT